TGCTAGTACAATATTTACTCAATTTGTAGGTGCTTATACTGTAGAATTGATGGATATTATTTCTGAAAACTTGGATAGTATTAATATTGCTTTAGATACTGACTTTTGGAATGGTGGTCAGATGTATTTAGGAGCAATAGATAATAATTTTAAGGCATCAATATTTTCAGGTACAGAAAATGAAGGAACTATAGAAACTAGAGAATTAGAGTTGTTTCCTGGACATAGAAGTAGTATAACCAATATAAGACCTATTGTTGATGCTACAGCTACTGTAACAATCAAAAGCAAAGAGAGATTAGCAGATACTGCTTCAGAATCTTCTACTTCAAGCATGATTACAAGTGGTAATAATCCAGTAAGACAATCAGGTAGATATTTTAAAATTAAAGTAGTAACACCAAGCGGATCAGTTTGGACTCATGCTCAAGGTGTTGATTTAATTGCTTCAAGAATGGGATTGAGATGACAGATAAAAATGATATAGATAATGTCAGATACAGTTTTGAAACTCAAGAGTTCTTTCAACGACAAATTGAAGAAGCTATTAACACTTTGATAAATGAAAAAAACAAAGAAAACAATAAAGCATTTGCATGGTTTATAGGAGAATAGATGACAACTAATATTAAAGATTATTCAACAACACAAGCTAGTAATACATCACTTAATGGTATTTCAGTTGCAGAAGGAATGTTACCTTCTAACTTAAACAATGCAATTAGAGCATTGATGAAAAATACAAGAGATTGGTTTAATGATGCTCAATGGATTGAATATGGTGATGGATCTGGTTCTTATACTGCTGCTTATGCTTCAGCTACATCTTTTACAATAGCTGGTGTAAATGTTACTTCAGTTTATCATGCAAACAGAAGAATTAAATTAACAGCTTCAACACCTGGTACAATTTTTGGAACTATAAGTTCTTCAACTTTTTCTACAAACACAACTGTTAATGTAACTTGGGATAGTGGTTCTCTTGCTAATGAAGCTATATCAAATGTTTACATTGGTGCATTGTCAAACACAAATACATCTATACCTGGTGGTGTTATTGGTACAACACAATTAGCAGATGATTCAGTTACAACTGCAAAAATTTTAAATGGCACTATTGTTAATGCAGATATAAATACAAGTGCAGCAATAGATGCTACAAAAATACATGATGGTACAATTTCAAATACAGAATTTGGTTATTTAAATAATGTTTCATCTAATATTCAAACTCAATTAGATGCAAAACAAGCAACAATAACTGGTGGTGCATCTACAATAGCAAGTTCTAATTTAACTGCATCAAGAGCATTACAATCTAATGGTTCAGGAAAAGTTGAAGTTAGTGATGTAACTGCAACTGAACTTGGATATTTAGATGGTGTTACATCTGCAATACAAACACAACTTGGAACTAAATTAACAAACTCAAATAATTTATCTGATGTATCAAGTGCTTCATCTGCAAGAACTAATTTAGGTTTAGCAATAGGTTCAGATGTTCAAGCCTATGATGCACAGTTAGCTGATATTGCAGGACTCACTCCTACAGATAGTAATTTTATAGTTGGAGATGGATCTAACTTTACAACAGAATCAGGAGCTACTGCTAGAACATCTTTAGGATTAGGTTCTATTGCAACACAAGCATCTAGTAATGTAAGTATAACTGGTGGAGCTATAACTGGTATGTCTGCACCATCTGGATCTACAGATGTAGCAAACAAAAGTTATGTAGATGATTTAGTTGCAGGATTAAAAACAAGAATTATTACAAGAGTTGCAACAACAGGAAATATTAATTTATCAAATGCTTTAGAAAATGGTGATACTTTAGATGGTGTTACACTTGCGACAAATGATAAAGTTTTAGTTAAAGATCAAACAGATGCTAAAGAAAATGGTATTTACAAAGTAGTAGCAAGTGGAGCTGCAAGTAGAGATCCAGATTTTAATACAGTAGCAGAACTTGCTGGACAATTAGTTATTGTTCAAGAAGGTTCAACAGAAGCAGATAGAATTTACTTATGTACTACTGATAATTCAGGAACTATAGGTTCAGTTAATATAACTTTTTCAAGAGTTACACCATCATTTACTGGTACAGTTACAAGTGTGGCAGTAGCAGATAGTGGCTCATCAGAATTTACAGTAACTGGTTCTCCAATTACTACTAGCGGAACAATCAATCTTGCTGTAAATAGTATTAATGTAACTAAAATAACAAATGCTGCTAGTAAAGGTTTTGCTACAGCTATGGCAATAGCATTATAAGGAGGATACATGGCACAAGACTTTGAATCAGAAGGCGGTCAGATAACAAATTCGGCTACAACACTATTAACAGCTAATAGTGATGATGCTATTGTTGGATTAAGACTTGCTAACATAACAGCTAATGCTGTAACTGTTAGTGTATGGATTTCAGAGGGTGGTTCTACTACTAGATACCTTGTTAAAGATTTAAGTTTACCTGCTGCTAGTTCAGTTGAATTAGTACAATCAGGTTCTAAAATCGTTATGCAGAATACAGATGTTCTTAAAGGACAATCAAGTGCTGCATCAAGTGTAGATGTTTGGATTAGTAGAGTTGACTCTATAAGCACATAGGAGATTAAATGGCAGATTTATATAAACAAGAATTTATTGGTGATAAACCAGCTTCGGAAACTGTATATCATCATGCAGCAACTTTAGATAAAAACATGGTTATTGAAAATGCAGTTCTTGCAGGACCAGTAACTTTTACTAACACAGTAACAGTAACAGGAACTTTAGTTATCGTATGAGTAAGATAGAAGTAAATACAGTTGATGTACAATGTGGATCTACACTTACTTTAGGTAGTGCTGGTAAAACAGTTCAATTAGCAAGTGGTGCTAGTCAATCTGGTTTTGGAAGAACTGGTACAGTTAACTGGGTTACAACTAAAAAAACTACATCATTTACAGCAGTATCTGGTGAAGGTTATTTTGTAGATACCAGTTCAGGAGCAGTTACAGCTACACTTCCATCTTCTCCAAGTGCTGGTGATATTGTAGGATTTAATGACTACGCAAGAACTTTTGCAACAAATAATTTAACAGTAGGTAGAAATGGATCTAATATTCAAGGTGTAGCAACTAATGGAACGATTTCAAGCAATGGTCAATCAACTATGTTCGTATATGTTGATGCAACTAAAGGTTGGATACCAACTGAAGATCAAACAACAAACGATTATGGTTTTCAACCAGTTGTTGCAACAGGTGGAACAATCACTACTTCTGGAGATTTTAAAATTCATACATTTACTAGTCCAGGAACTTTTACAGTTACTTGTGCAGGAAGTGGAGTTGTTGATTATTTAGTAGTAGCAGGTGGTGGTGGCGGTGGTGGTTATGGAGGATCTGGTGGAGGTGGTGGAGGATTTAGATTATCTAATACAACTTGTATGCCAGCACCTTTAACCTCTCCTTTAGCAAACCCAACAGGTGTTACAGTTACAGCAACAGCTTTTCCAATAACAGTTGGAGCTGGTGGAGCTGCAGGAGCAGGTAATCCAGGTGGTCCATCTTGTAATGCAGCATCTGGTTCTAATTCAATTTTTTCAACAATTACATCTTCAGGTGGTGGTGGCGGAAGAAGTTTTAACTCTTTGGGAGTAGCAGGAGGCTCTGGTTCAGGTGGTAGAGGTGGAGCAGGTCCTTCAACATCTAATCCTTATGCTGGAGGAGCAGGTAATACTCCACCAGTAAGTCCTTCACAAGGTAATACAGGAGGAAATGGTTTTGATGGTGTAGCTGTCAACACTCAAGGTGGTGGCGGTGGAGGTGCAGGTGCTGTAGGAAGTAATGCATCAGCTGGTGATGGTGGAGATGGTGGTGCAGGATCATTTGTAATTCAAACAGGTTTGGCTGGATGTAATGGTACACCAGGTCCAGTTTCAAGTTCAAGATATTTTTCAGGTGGTGGAGGCGGTGGTGCTTGCGCACAATCAAGTCTTTCAACTGGTGGTGCTGGAGGTGGTGGTAATGGTGGTGGAGCTGCTGGTCCATCTCCAAGTGTTTTTGGAACTGCAGGAGGAACTAACACAGGCGGTGGTGGTGGAGGTAATGGTAATTGCACTCCATCTGGAGGTCCAAAAGCTGCTGGTGCAGGTGGATCTGGTATAGTAGTAATAAGGTATAAATTTCAATAATTATGACAAGTAAAATTAAAGTAGATAATATAAATAAAGTTTCAGATGATTCAAACATCATCAAAAAATGTGGATCAACAATTACACTAGGTGCAAGTGGCGATAGTATTGCTTTAGCAACTGGTGCATCACAAACAGGGTTTGGTAGAACTGGAACTGTAGACTGGCAGACAGGAAGTATTAAGACAGGAGATTTTACTGCTTCTAATGGTGAAGGCTATTTTATAAATACAACAAGCGGAGAAGTTGAAGCAACACTCCCATCAGGTTCAGCTGGTTCTATTGTTTCTTTTCAAGATTATAATAATACATTTGATAGCAATGCGGCTATAATTAATCCTGCAAGTGGACAAAAAATTAATGGTGGTGCTGCTGATGGAAGTCTTGTTTTAAGTACAGAGGGTCAAGGAATTACTTTTGTATATATAGATTCAACAGTTGGTTGGAGATCAGTTCAAGAAAATTTATATAAAACAACAGGTAATGATTTTATAGTAGCAACTGGTGGAACTATAACTAATACACCAACTTGTAGAATTCATACATTTACAGGTCCAGGTACTTTTTCTGTAAGTGGTATAGCAGTTTGTGCTGCAAACAACTTAATATCTTATGCAGTAGTAGCAGGTGGTGGAGGCGGTGGAACAGTAAAAGGTAGCGGTGGAGGTGCTGGAGGTTACAGAGAATTAAAATCACCATCAACACCCTATACTGCAAGTCCTCTTGATGGTTACCCATCTGCACCAAATAGAATTACAGTTGCAGCTCAAGATTATCCAATAACAGTTGGAGCTGGTTCAGCAGGTGTACCATCTTCTGCTGGTGATGGAACAACTGCTTGTCAAGGTTCTAATTCATCTTTTTCAACAATAACAGCTGCAGGTGGAGGCGGTGGTAATAAAAGTCCAGGATCTGGACATGGTAATGCTGCAGGATCTGGAGGTTCAGGTGCAGGACAATCTGGAGGAAACTCTGGTGGTGGTGCTGCAGGAAACACTCCTCCTACAACTCCAGCACAAGGTAATCCTGGAGGTGCAGGAGTTAACCCAGCAACTGCTGCAGGTGGTGGTGGTGGAGCTGTTAATGCAGGTAATAATGGATCAGGAAATACTGGTGGTAATGGTGGAGCTGGAGCAACTTCAGAAATTAATGGAAGTCCAGTTGCTAGAGCTGGTGGTGGTGCTGGATCAGGTAATAGCACAAATGGGACTGGTGGAGCAGGTGGAGGCGGAACAGCAACAAGTTCTGCAAGTAGTCCTACAAATAATGGAACAGTAAATACAGGTGGCGGTGGAGCTGGAGTTTATACTTCAGGTAATGGCGGTGCTGGTGGTAGTGGAATCGTAATAATAAGGTATAAAATTGCATAGGTAAATTATGAGTGAAATAAAAGTAAATAAAATTAGTCCAAGAACAGCTTGTGGTACAACCACATTAGGAGATAGTGGAGATACATTCACAATTCCTGCTGGTGTAACAATTACAAACAATGGAACGCAGACAGGGTTTGGTAGAGAAGGATCTGTTAATTGGCAAACAAGTATTAAAACAGGGGATTTTACAGCAGTTAGTGGTGAGGGTTATTTTATAAATACTACATCAGGAGTAATTACAATGACATTGCCATCCTCCCCTAGTGCAGGAGCTATTGTAGCTATAAAAGATTATGCAAATACATTTGATACAAATAAATTAACAATAGGTAGAAATGGTTCTAATATTGGAGGTGCAGCAGAAGATGGAATTATATCAACAGAAGGAATTGCACTTACATTAGTTTATGCAGATGCAACAAAAGGTTGGTTAGTGACAGAATCAGGTTTACAATCAGAAGCACCAGGTCCTGAATTTATTGCAGCAACTGGTGGTACTGTAACGACTGTTTGTACAAATTTTAAAATTCACACATTTACAAGTCCAGGTACTTTTACTGTTACTAATGCTGGTAATTCAGCAGGATCAAATAAAGTTTCATATTTAGTAGTAGCAGGTGGTGGTGGATCAGGTAGATATTATGGTGGCGGTGGCGGTGGAGGAGGATTTAGAGAATCTAAAAGTCCTGATACTCCTTATACCGCTAGTCCTTTAGACGAAACTAATGGCTTATCAGTTACAGCAACATCTTTTCCTATAACTGTTGGTGCAGGTGGAGCTACAGTTGCAACTCCTACTACATATACACCAGGATCTAATGGAAGCAATTCAACATTTTCAACTATCACATCAGCTGGAGGTGGCTTTGGTGGTGGATCAGGTCCAACTGGTGGAGCTAATGGTGGACCAGGTGGCTCTGGCGGTGGTTCTGGTGGGGTATGTGGAGGAACTGCTGGAACAGGAAACACTCCTCCTGTAACTCCACCTCAAGGACAAAATGGTTATCAAGCAACTGGTACTCTAGCTGGTGCTGGAGGAGGAGCTACAGTCGCTGGAGGAACTAATCCTGATGGTAGACAAGGCGGAACAGGAGCAACAACAAGTATTACTAATTCTCCAGTAAGTTATTCAGGAGGTGGTGGAGGTGGACCTGAAAGTCCAACAGCTGGGTCACCTTGTGGATCTGGAGGTGTAAACACACCAAGTCCAGTTCCTGCTCCACAAAGAGCAGGTCAAACTAACAGAGGCGGTGGTGGTGGAGCAGATGGTGCAGCTGGAGGTTCAGGTATAGTAGTAATAAGATATAAATTTCAATAGTTGATTTAAAATTAATTTTAATATATAAGGAGAAACATTATGGCACATTTTGCAAAACTAGGAGCTAATGGAAAAGTTATTCAAGTATTAACACTTGATAACAAAGATATGTTAAATGCTGATGGTGTAGAAGATGA